CTACTTCCCCTACCACGACGACAAGGGGGAATTGGTGGCAAGAAAGACCCGCACCCCTGACAAAGACTTTCGCATCGAAGGGAACTGGAAGGTGGCGCAGTTGTTCGGGCAGCACCTGTTCCCCAAGGGTGGCAAGTATGTCACGCTGGTGGAGGGTGAGTTTGACGTTCTAGCAGCCTATCAAATGCTTGGTAACTACCCAGTGGTTAGCATCAGGAATGGCGCAGGGAGTGCCCGAAAGGATTGTCAGGAGCATTACGAGTGGCTGGACAGCTTTGAAACCATTGTGGTGTGTTTTGACGCTGATAAGCAGGGAGTGCAAGCAGCGCAGGAAGTGGCTGAACTGTTCACAGGCAAGGTGAAGGTGTTTAAGCACGACCCCGACTACAAGGATGCTTGCGACTACCTAGCAGCCAAGCAGGAGAGGAGTTTTAGCAAGCTATGGTGGCAAGCAGAAGATTACCGACCCGAAGGCATCGTAACTGTCACCGACATTAGGGAACGCCTACTGACACCACCTGAACCCGGTGTGCCGTGGTGTTTCCCTACCCTCACCACCCTAACCTATGGCAGACGCAAAGGGGAACTGTACGCGTTTGGCGCAGGGGTTGGCATTGGCAAGACGGACGTGTTCACGCAGCAAATCGCCTACGACATCGACCAGTTGGGTAAGAAGGTGGGCGTCATCTACCTTGAGCAGAATGTTGTTGAAACAGCACAACGTGTCGCAGGGAAACTTGACAAGCGCCTATACCATGTGCCTGATGCCGTGTGGACGCGAGAGGAGTATGAGGAGAGCGTGAACAGGTTGGAGAAGCGAGGGCAGTTGTACATGATGGAACACTTCGGTGCAAAGGACTGGAGTAGCATCAAACGCATTGTCAAATACTTTTCTAAGGCGTATGACATAGAGCACATCTACCTCGACCACCTCACTGCCCTATCGGCTAACGAGCAGGACGAGAGGCGCGCGCTTGATGCCATCATGGCTGACATGGCGGGGCTGGCGCAGAGTGACAACCTAATCATCCACTTTGTGTCGCACCTGACCACACCTGATGGCAAGCCACATGAGGAAGGTGGACGTGTCATGGAGAAACACTTTACTGGCAGTCGCGCCATTGCTAGGTGGAGCCATTACATGTTCGGACTGGAGAGGGACAAGCAGCACAAAGACCCTGTTATGCGGCAGACAACCACGTTCAGGGTGTTGAAGGACAGATTCACTGGTAGGGCAACGGCTGAACGCTTTGGGTTGCTGTACGACCGCAGCACTGGTATACTGAGTGAAGCACCAATCAATGAGGACTTCTAATGGCATCTATGAAATCATTGGCAATGGAGATTGAGGAGTATCAGGATATGTTTAACGGCACAACACATGAGGACATGGTGAACCACCCACCGCACTACAACCAAGGCGGTATTGAAACCATTGAGGCAATCAAGGCTGCACTGGGTGACGGATTCCCTGCCTACCTAACAGGTAACATCCTGAAATACTTGTGGCGTTACAAGCATAAGAACGGGGTAGAAGATGTCAAGAAGGCACAATTCTACCTAAACCGACTGGTCAAAGAGTTGGACACAGAGGTGCGCGTTAGTGGTGTGCCCTACGCGGTGGACAAAGGGTCAATACTTGGGAGGGGTGTGTGATTGTCTATTTAGATTGTGAGACGAATGTACCACCTACAAAAGTGTGGTGTGTTTACACCTATGACACAGAAAGTGAGGAGTATAAATGTCATACGGAGCCAAGCACTCTAAGCCCGCTACTCGACCGCGCCGACAAGATAGTGGCGCACAACTTGATTGGTTTCGACGCGCCAATCCTAAATCGCTTGTGGAAGACGAAGATTGGATTGATGAAAGCGATAGATACGTTGATTCTCTCAAGGCTGCTCAATCCATCAATAGAAGGCGGTCACAGTCTAGACGCATGGGGAAAAAGGCTGGGCAAGAAGAAGATTGATTATTCGCGTCTCTACTGGCGTCTACAAGGTTGCAGGGATGTTCCTAAGGACAACCTAGCCCACTTCAACGACCCACACACAGAAGCAATGCAACGCTACTGCAAGCGTGACGTGGAGGTGCTGGTCAAGTTGCACAAGCACCTAAATGATGACTTGAAAGATTTAGCATTCAGTGACCAATCTGTGGAGTTGGAACACAGGGTGGCAGCAATCGTACAGAAACAGGTGGACAATGGCTTTACGTTTGATACAGAGAAGGCTCAGGCGCTATTGGCTGAACTATCAGGCAGAGTGGCTGATATTGAAGGAGAACTTCAAGAGGTTTTCCCTCCGATTGTTACGGAGCGTTATAGTGAGAAAACAGGTAAGCGTCTCAAAGATAAGGTGGAGGTTTTCAATCTTGCTTCTCGTAAACAGATTGCTGAACGCCTTGCTACAATTGGTGTGGAGTTTAATGAAAGCACAGATAAGGGCAATGTCGTGGTTAACGAGAAAGTCCTTGAAGGGATTGACAAGCCCGAAGCAAAGCTGCTCAACGAATACCTGCTCATCCAAAAGCGCATTGGACTGCTCAAAGGGTGGTTTGAAGAAGTGCAAGAGGATGGAAAGATACACGGACGCGTTAACACCAACGGAGCCGTTACAGGACGTATGACACACTTCAAGCCTAACATGGCGCAAGTGCCCAGTGTTAGCAGTCAGTACGGCGCAGAGTGCAGGGAATGCTTCAGTGCAAAGGAAGACTGGGTGCTGGTTGGTGCAGACGCATCAGGGCTTGAGTTGCGTATGTTGGCACACTACATGAACGATGAGGAGTACACCAATGAAATACTCAATGGGGACATACACACGAAGAACCAAGAAGCGGCAGGACTCCCTGACAGACCTAAAGCGAAAACATTCATCTATGCTTTCTTGTATGGCGCGGGGGACGCAAAAATTGGGTCGATTATCGGTGGTAGTGCTCGTAAGGGACAAGCAATTAAGGAGCGTTTTCTATCCCAAACACCCGCCCTCGCTCGTCTACAGAGTGACGTTAAAGAGAAGGCAAGTAAAGGTTGGATACAGGGGCTGGATGGTAGAAAAGTTTGGGTGCGAAGTCAACATGCTGCCCTTAACACTCTACTCCAAAGTGCTGGTGCGCTAGTGATGAAGAAGGCGTTGTGCGTTTTGTGGCGTGACCTGAACAGGTTAAACATTCCCTTTGGTATTTGCGCCAACGTGCATGATGAATGGCAGATTGAGACACCAGCACCCTATGCGAACATTGTTGGTCAACAAGCAGTGGTGGCTATCAGAACTGCTGGTGTGTTGTTTAAGCTACGTTGTCCATTGGATGGCGAATACAAAATTGGTAAGACTTGGAAGGACACCCACTAATGGACATTGACGACTTGGCAGAGAAGTTTCTTGAATGTGACGACTTGGTTGTGATAGGATGTAAGAACAATAGGTTAATTCTATGGCACTCACCTCACTCAGAGGGTACTTTAGTATTAGACATGCTAATCAATGCGTACAGTAAATTGTACGACACAACCGATTCATCCCCCTTGCACTAATTGAAAACTTAGTGTATAATAATGGTTCTTTAACTCCTTAGAAAAGGAAACAACATGGAAAAAGCGAAATACATCAAAGTTCAAGGGCAACTCTTTTTTGCTCATCAGATGACAAAGAAAAACACTGCGTTCTCTGAAGATGGCAAGTATGAATTGCAACTGGGAAACCTTGATGACGTAACTGTTCAACGTCTAGAAAGCGAACTGAACATCACTCCTAAAGAAAAGGATGGTGACCAGTACAATCGCGGCAAGTTTATCGTGTGCAAAAGCATGTACCCGTTTCGTGCATCAGACATGGATGGTAATGAAATCGACCCTGCAACCATTGGTAACGGCAGCGTGGCTGTTATCAAGGCGCTGAGTTCACGAGAGTGGAAAGTAAATAAGCGCAGCGGTGTGTCACCAACGGCACACGCTAAGGCTAACGACTTCCACGTTGTCATCAAACAACTTGTGGAATACGTGCCTGAGCCGCAGGAAGAGGAAGAAATGTTGTAATGACCATAGCCCTAGTTGATGCTGACATACTCAGTTATCGAATAGGGTTTGCCTGTCAAGATGAGACAGAAGAGAAGGCAGCATACACGCTGTCTTCTTTATTGGAAGAAACACTTTATAGCGAACTGGACATCTCCACCTATGAATTGTTTTTGACGGGGAAACACAACTTCCGTAACGAGATTGCAACCACTGTCCCTTACAAGGGGAACAGGAAAGATGTAGCAAAGCCACTCCACTTAGAGTTTCTACGTGGGTACATGGTTGATGCTTGGGGTGCTGTGGTGTCAGATGGTGAAGAGGCAGACGACCTCATTGCTATACGTGCCACAGAACTTGGGGATGATTCAATAATTGTCTCCATTGACAAAGACTTCAATCAGGTGGCTGGATGGCACTACAATTTTGTGAAGAAAGACAAGTATTATGTAACTGCCGAAGAGGGGATTCGCTTCTTCTACAGGCAGATACTGACTGGCGACAGAGCAGACAACATACAAGGTATACGCGGTGTTGGCGACAAGAAGGCAGAGAAGATGCTGGGCAGCGCCAAGACAGAGCAAGAGTTGTATGCCGTTTGTGTGGAGGCACTGGGCGCAGAGAGAGTTCTTGAAAACGGGAGGTTGTTATGGCTAAGGCGAGAGAGGAATCAACTTTGGTGCCCACCCAGTTTAGACTAGCAGGTATGGACTGGCGTGTGGTTTTTTCAGAAACACTATCAGATTTAGGACAATGCGACAATGATACAAACACCATCACAATCAGACAAGGAATGTCAAAACAACAAACCGAACAGGCTTTTTGCCATGAGTTGGTACATGCCATTTTTTACACAATGGGGAACACCGATGACCATGATGAAAAACTTGTGGAAGGGTTTGCCCAACTTCTATATCAGTACCTCCGAGGTGCCTGATGCCAAAGAGGAAAGTAGCAAAGAAGACAAGCCAAAGAGTAGCACGAACAAGAAACAACGGAAAGTGGACTGAAGCAAGGTTTAAGAGTTTTATTGTTGGAGTGCTACGCGCAGCGATGCGTAAGTGGGGAGTGTTCCATGATGCAAAGAGGGAAGCACAACGTGGGTTTAGGGTGGACAAGGCAACAGGGAAGCGCAGGTCAGTGTACGAGTGTGCAGGGTGTGCGCGTCTTTTCAAATCTGACGAGGTTCACGTTGACCACATACAACCAGTGTTTGACCCAACTAAGCGCGTGGAAGCCCTCCTCACTGACTGGACAGAAGTAGTTAACCGAATGTTCTGCGAACTGGACAACCTACAAGTGTTGTGCCATACTTGTCACGGAATCAAAACCGAGAATGAAAGGAAGCAGCGGTATGGAAAACAAGGAGATTGAAGGGTATGATTTGTTTAGGTT